CCAGACGGCGGACCACTCCCTCGCGGACGCCTTCCGAACCGAAGTTCAGGTTGGCGAGGATGTTGGTGCTGTCGGAGAGGAGAGCATCGTAGGCTTCCGGCTCCAAGAACAGCGCGCGGTCGTTCTGCGGGGCTTTGGCCTTGGTGAGTTCCAAGCGGGCTTTGCGAACGTCAGCCATCGAGAACGAGGCCGAGGTGAACGAGGCAACCGCCGTGCCGAAGTTGCCCGTGGTGATCATGCCCCAGGCTGCGCTGATGAAAGCCTGCGCCACCGCACGGCCCTGCTCTGCGCCGATGTCGGCCAGCATTTGCGGGGTGAGCGCGCTGGATTTGCTCCATTGCGTGTCGGTGAAATCGACCGTGGACAGGAAGTGCTTGTCGATGGTGACTTCGCGGGCCGTGAGGGTCACGTCTCCGTCAGCACCTTCGTAAGTGTTGTTGAAGGTCGAAGCCGTGATCGAGGAGATGAGCGGGATGCTCACGACCTCACCCTTGCGGGCGGCCTCGGCGTTGTAGTTCACGCTGAACGCATTCAGCGGATGGAGGGAATCCACGAACGCCTTCAGGGCGCTTGAGGAGATGATGTCGTCGTTAAGACCAGTGATGGAGGCCATGATGAGTTATTTGTTGGATTGTTTGAGCTTGGAGATGAGCGCAAAATCGCCGGCCTCGAGGGCTTTGCGGACAATTTCAAATTTGGTGGAGCGGTCGCCCGAGGTGTAAGCCTCTTCGACGGAGACGGCCGAACCGTTGCCCGTCACGGCGTTGTCGCCGCGAGCAGCGAGTTCGACTTCCAGAGCGCAGAGCTTGGTCATCGCGGCATCGAGCTTCGCGGCCATTTCCGAATCAACGGGAGCGGCAACGGGCGCGGGAGTTTCTTCTTTGGCGGCGGCGAGGCCGTCCACGGTGGATTTGAGATCAGCAACCGAAGCGGCCAACGATTCGATGCCGGCTTGAGCGTCAAACTCAACTTTGGCGACAGAACTATTTTCAGTCATGCCCACTGCGGCGGTGTCAACTTCGGGCGTTGCTTCGGGCTCCGACCCGGCGCGGAAAACGCCGTCAGGGTTGGCAGCGGGGCGGGAAACTAGATCCACGCTGACCAGTTCTGAGACGCGGGCGAAACGCTTTCCGTCTTGCTCGTCGGGCGTTCCGCTGAAAGTCATGGAAAAACCGACACGGTTTGGCGCTTTGGTCAGGATCTCGCTGTAAAAAGTGGCCTGTGGGTGCGAGCCGAGAAGTTCCAAGTCAGCGCGCAGTTGGTCTTCGACAATTCGGAAGTTGGCGAGGAAGCCGATGAGGGAATCAATGGACTCGTCGTGATCGACAAAGACTTTGACGGGTGAACCAGCAACCCCTGCGGCCTCGGCCTGCGAGAGCGTCAGTCCGTCTACCATCATGGCGTGGCCGAGTGCCGGGCCAACCGTGGCGACAGATATTCCTTCAAATTTGAGGGCGTCCATACTCGGACGCGCTCATGTCAAGCAGTCGGCCTGTCTTCTGGCTTGTTGCGCCTGTAGATCCGCTTCTTTTTGCGGGCGCGGACGGAGAACTCAGTGCTTTTTAAATCACTGCAAAACTTTTTGCTTATTTTTGGAAGCGGCACACCGATGACTGCGCCGACAAGTTCCATAGAAGCGTCTGGCGCTTCTTTCCAATCGGGAATCCAGCTTAATCCGTCACGAAGCTCGTTTGCTGGTGTTCTTTTATATAGACCCGCCGTGCTTCCCACGTTTTTCATTCCCTCCCAATATTTTCTTCCAACGGCTACGTCTACGGCGTTTGAGCCAGCCGATCCGGGCGTCATGTGGTCGGAAACTCTTACAGAGACAGAAACTCTTCCGTTGTAGTTTTCATCAAAATCTGGCTCTTCCACATAAAATCCTTCCCTTTCCGACCACTCATCAAATTTTCCAGATTCCGCCCATTTTTCCGCTGTTTCGCGTGTGGGCTGCATCTCAACGTCAAAATACATTGAGTCACTTTTTTTTGAGAACTTGAGATTCTTTATTTTGACCAACTCAAGCCCCGATCCGTCTACAGGGGGCAATTTGTCACCAGAAACGGAAATCATCGTGTCCCGCAACTGCTCTGCGCCCCCGACAGGATTTTCTTCTTCTGAATCCACGGAGCTACCCTTAGCGCAATCGTTTCCCGGTTTAAAGCCTCCAGCGCCCGTGCCGCAATCCAGTTTCGAAATAAGCTGCGAAAACTCAGCGGCGGGCATGACCACCTCTGGCTCGACCGCTGCTGGGAAAATTTGATCCTGCGGCTGCGCCTGCTCCACCCCGATCATCACACCAAGATCGGCGGCAAATTCGCGTTCAGTCGCAATCTCAGCCACAGCCTCCTTCCAATCAATGCCCTGCTCACCGAAGTAGTCCGAGAGCGTCATTAGCCCGGCCTTCACATCGTCGCGGCGGGCGGTGGCCTCGCGGCCTACGTCCACCGTGATCGAGCGCGGAGTTTGCCAGCCGACAGACTGCCAGCCGGGATTCATGGGAAGTTCTTTGCGCGAGATGGCGCGGGCAATCGCATAGCGCCAAAGTTTCGACAGGAACGCATTAACCAGCACATCCTGGCGGGCGGCAAAGCATCTTGCGGCCTTCTGAATAATGAAACGCTGCGCCACGCCGCCAATGGCCGAAGTGTCCCAAACAAACTCGTAAGGCAGGCCAAGGCCGATGGCCGCTGCGCGAATGTATTGCTCAAGGTGTTTGTCGAGCTTCTCGTTCGGGCGATTCATCACGAAAGATTGAATGTCCTCCGTGTTCTTCATGCGCGGAACCAGCCCGCCGCCGAAAATGCTTTCGCGGGTCAGGTTGCCGTTGCTGTCCTTGCTGAAGTCGCCAAGGAATCCTTCCGCACCAATGTTCCCCGTGGAGTTTTTGATGACGAGGCCGATGCTGCTGCCAGCTTTTGCTGCCATCATCTCAAAGCGGAGAAGTTCGTCCCGATCCAAAACGCTGTTCAGCGCCACGCCGATGGCAGGATAGCCGCGCACTTGGTCGGCGCGCTCTGGTTCGTAAACGTGAAGCATGGCGTCGGCCTTCACCTCGCGGTGGCGGCGCGGGTATTCGTCGCCCTCCCCGATAAAATAGCCAAGCGGGCGCTGGAATTTGTCGAGCTTCACGCCGTCCACCACGCCGTTGTTGCTTGCCGAGGTGTCAGGCGACTCCACGCGGTGCGCCTCGACAATCTGCACGGCGGGAGCGCCGTCTGTCTTGGCTGTGAGGAGGGCGAAAATGTCCCCGGCCCGGTCAATGGCCTCCGACCCGAGCATTTGCAGGGAGCGCATATCGTGCCGCCCGCTGATTTCGGGCGAGCGCGCCCAATTCTCCCACCATTGCTCTGCCGCATCGTCCCACGCTTGATCCCCTGACATGGCTTGCGGACGAATGCCGATGCCGCTGCCCACGGAATACATGGCCTTGTCGCGCACTGCGCCCCGCACTATCGCGTTGTTGTAGAAACATTTACGCGAAAGCGCCATGAGGCGGGTGCGGTCATAGGAGGAAAGGTCAACTTTGGAATCCTGCGCTTGCGCGTAAACCCAACCACGCTCCTCGCTGCGGTGGTTCACGGCTTCGATCATGCGCGAAAAGCCAAAGCGCGCGGCGAGACGGTCAACAAAGCTGGTGGTTTTAGCCATTAGGTGCGGTTCGGGAAGCGGACTTGCGTGACGCGGCTGTTGCCCACCGTGCCGGCATTGATCGCCAGCGCCGTTTCAATCAGGCCGAGCATATCCCAGGCGTTGTAGGTTTGCTGAAGCGTGACGGAGCGGCCGCCCACGCTGCTTGACACCACGAACGCCTGTGACGCCCCGCCCGCGACGATCTGCGATTTGCAGGCCGTCTTGAGGTCGGACAGTTCCTCAGAGCTAAAGCATGAGGCGAGAATCGCCGCGTCGGTCATGCCCTCGCGGGCTGTGTCAAGGAGTGGCGTTAGTCGCCTTGAATTGCGCCATGATCGAATCAATCAGCACCAGCGCCATCTTCTCGCAGTCGGCCAGGTGGTTCGGCCCAAGGCGCTGCCACCGCGCCACGCCCTCTTTTTCGATCAGCGCCTCCCCCTGCAACTGCGAAACGTAGTCCTTGGCAATGTCGCGCGGCAGATACCAGCGCCCCCGGCCATCGCGCAAAACGTCATGGTAGAGCCTTGCCTGCCAAAACTCGGCGTCGAATTGAAGCATCCAGATATTGTGACCCGCGCCCAAGATTTGCTGGAATTTCCACGGCTCGCGCAATCCCTGCGACACGGTGCGGCCCTTGGCCGCGCAGAATAGACCGCCCGACCGCGCCACGAAGTCGTAAACGCCTGCCGGGGTCTTGGCCGCATAGCCCGAATCGACCACGCCTTTGAAGCATTTGTAAGCGCGGAACTTTTCCATGACCAAATCCCAACCAATGGCCGCCCCGTAATCGACCAAGTAACTGCTCCCGTCTTCGTGCAATTCGCGGATAATCCACCAAAGTTCCGTTTGCTGAACGTCCACCGACATGATGCGACCCAACATTTTGCCTTCGGGCGGCTGGCCTATCGTGTAACGCGGCGAGGCGTCCACCCGCTCGCGGATCATCGCCGTGGTGATGAGTGACCCCGCCGCCACCCAAGGCAGGGCCAGTTCTCGGTTAAAGAAATCTTGCAAGCCGCCCGGTGTCTCGCGGTCTTGGAGGAATTTGACGGCCAGATCCGACCACTTGCGCCACGGCGCGTAGAGTGACGAAAGGTGGTAGCTTCTGCGCCCTGGCTCGGCGGCAAGGTCGGTTGCCCGCCACTCGCCACGCTCCAGCATCTGCGCCTTGTCGGCCTCGGTGTGTGCGTGGTTGCAAGCCGGGCAATGGCATCGCGCCGTTTCTGCAACAACTTCCATGTTCCACGCGGAATCTTG